GAGAGCATGGTTTGTCTCTTGGAGGAAGCTCTTAGTGAAAGACGGTGCGCCTTTTTCGGTCTTTGGGTAGCCGACTCCGGCCTTGTCGAAAGCCTTGGCGAGAGATTGCGGGGCCCAGATTTCAATATTACCCCCAGCCATGCTTTTAATTTGTTTCATGACTGCTTTTTCCCTCTTGAGGATTTGATCCCGTGTACGCTCCAATCGGTTGGTATCGACACGGACTCCACGCATGGTCATATCGACGAGGCATGGGAGCAGTTCAAGTTCCAAGTTAGCGATGCTCCAGAGGTCTTCTTTGCCCAGCGTAACGCTGAAGTAGTTCCAGAGTTCGAGTGTGAGTTCAGCGTCAACTTCTGCGTAGGGACCGACATACATGGCAGGCATCTTCCACATCTCTGCCTTGGGATCAACGCCGAATTCCCTAGCCGCGGCGACTAAGTCTTTCTCTGACTTGGTCTTGGACAGGTGATCGTAAGCCAAGGCGTTTAGGCTGTAGCTAAACCGGTTCTCGTCTAGCAGACTGGCTATCAGCATCGTATCGATTATGCGGCCATTGACCTTGAACCCCATCTGCTTGATCCAGCCCAGATCGTACTGGGCGTTGTGCATGATCTTATCCGCAGGGCACTCGAATACTTTCTTGAGCCACTTATTAACTATTCGCTCATCTAAGTTGCCACCACCGAAGTGCCTGATCGGTATGTAACCGGACCATCCCTCGACTGCAATGGCATAGCCGACTACTTCGCCATCACCTGTGGGCCAGCCGGGTCCATTTGTTTTAAGGTTCGGGTCGCGTGTTTCGACATCAATTGCTATACGAGGTGCCCCCGTTAGATCAGGTAACTCTAACGGCGGTATCCACTCGCTCTTGGGTTTAAACATAGCCATTTGAAGACTCATTCGGTATCCGCCTGTAAAGTTTCGATTCGAGTTATCTCAGCATCTATGTAGAAGCGTATCTTCTTAGCGTCACGCAACATATCACTGTGCGAGGACTCCCCGTACCGGTAGGCGGCACGGAAGATTTCTCCCATCTGGGCGTTCATGTCTTTGTGTGAGATCAAGTGCTGTAATTCTGAAGCCCCTTCTGGAAGCTCGTAGTACGAGGCCGTTGAGCCATCAGAGGTGCTGCCATCTGATGACCGTGACCACATCTCTCCGCTTGCTTTAGGGGACTTCTTTACAATGTAATTTTTAAAATCGCTCATCGATGTTCTCCTTAAAAAGGGATGTCTTCAGAAAGGTCTTTAGGTGACGGATACTTCGCAGGAGCCGCAATAGGTTCTTTATTGGTTGATATGTAACCCAGCTTGGCATCTAGCACAGAGATACTGTGCATAGGGCCACTGCTACCCTCGAAGGTTCGTATCTGGCAACCGCTACCGGATATCTCAATTACCGAGCCCTCTACCAGCGCACTGGCGTAGAATTCTAGCTGTTTCCCGGGCCGCGCAAAGACAACCGCCTCATAGTTAGTCCAGTCGTTTGTTTTTGTTTCACGGTTATAAAACTTAACGCCAAGCCGTATCCCGAACCCAGTGCTTTCACCGGCTTGGAATTGGTTAGCTGTCTTAGTTAGTTTGCCTGTTACTGTAATACCCATTGTTATTGCCTCTTAGTCAGTTTTTGCAGGGATACCGGGATCGTCTGCGATTAGTTCATCGATTTCTTCACTACTAAACTTAAAGTAGAAAGCTGGGGTGCCCTCACCCAGCCACGCACCGACAATATTAAACTCGTAGTACTCTTTGGCCTCGTTATAATCCATGCCATCGCGCTCTACTAGTATTTCCAGAACCTTGTCTTCGTTATACAAGACAACATCCTCTTGCCCGCACCGTCGGCAGATGCCCACGATTGCCTCACTTAGTCCGTCTGCTCGTAACATAGTTACCCCCAGACCTTAGTTTTCTTATAAAAATATGGTTTCATAAATCGTAGCTCCGTGACATGTCTTCTGCATCGACAACATACAAGGCATTCTTAGTCCGCGTGACAGCAACATAGAACACTCGGTGCATATCGTCTGGGTTACGCCGCATCTGTTCGTCTGCGGCAGGTGATAAATCGGTAAAGAGTACGACGTTGTCGGCCTCACCACCTTTTGATCCGTGGATCGTGGATACTGTGATACGAGGCTCGGCATTAAACTTCTCGCCCCGCCGTAGCAAAGCAATGATGTAAGCTCGGTCTGTCTCTGGCAGGTTGTCCATAGCCTCGTGCCATATCATGTCTTTAGTAGCCAACAGGCCAAAATGCTCCTGTAGCTGTTCTAGGCTAACTTCACCGTCATCATCTAACCCGGGTAATTTCTTAAAGCCACGTGTCACCCGGGTCTTAATTGACATGAAGCTGTATATTTTTCGAGCAACATCGCCCGTTACCATCTTGCCACTACGCAATCTTTCCCAGCCGTTTACTGCGAGGCTCTGGCGTTCACTAATGGACCTATGGCCGCGGTATGTGAATAGATACCCGCCTGCCTTTAGGTCTTGTGCCACGGATTGTAGTAGGTAACCGGCCTGTGCCATTACTAGCCAACTGTCCTCGGACATGTCTAGCGATGCGACGGAGTTGATCCGGACTAGCTTGCCCTCTTCTTTCTTGGGCTCGTAGCGTTTTGGAAACCGCATGGTAATACGTGAGGCGATACCCTCTGCTAGGCTGTGGACCACGCGAGGTATTCGGTAGCTTTGAGACAGGGTTTCTGACCCTCCCTCTAGCGTAATAAAATGATCTACATCCGCCCCTGCCCATCGGTAGATAGCTTGATCGTCATCACCCGCGCAGTACATCTTCTCGGACTTCGCATCCAGAAGGTGAGCTATGTCCCACTGGAGAGGAGACAGGTCTTGTGCCTCATCTAGAAAGGTCAGCTTAAAGTCAGGGCAGTACCGTGCGCCGTTGTTCGCGAACACTGCAAGCATATCGGTGAAGTCATACAGACCGAAACGGTGCTTGTACTCTTTCAAGCAGCTATCCACGTAGCTTACAAGGTTCCAGTCCTTGTCTAGGTTGCTGATGTTGTACTGATCCCGAAGCGGGACCTTGCGTAGTCTGGCGAGGTTTATAACCCCTAGTATAGGGTCACTAGAACTGGTCACGCTGGGCAGGTCTTCTTCAAAGTCTGCCGCTTTGTTTCCTGTTAGGTTAACGCCGGTCACCTTAGACAACTCCCTGTAGTTCTCCGCTTGCATGACCTGATCCTTTCGGATGTCTGACATTGCCAGAGCCAAGCTGTGCAGGGTACGAAAGTTAGCTAAGTCTTCTTTAGGGTCCAGACCAAATCTAGCCGCCGCACGTTCTTTGGCTTCTGTCGCGGCTTTCTTGGTAAACGCTAGGAAAGCAATGTCCAAGGGGCGTACCCCGCTTTCCAAGGCCTTGTCTACCATGTTAAGTAGCGTAGTAGTCTTCCCAGTTCCGGGTGGTCCGAATATACGAAACATCAGTCTCTCAACTGTAGCCAGACGCGCACTGTTCCGTCTTCTTGCTTACGCTTCACCGAAGTGTAGGGCGTGTCACCGTTATCGTCCCTACGGGCACGGATAGAAGAGCCCAGCGTAGACGCTTGCTGGTAATCTTTACAGAGGATGCTATCACCCTCTTCCATCTCATAAACGATGGACCACTTACCTGTACCGTATGATTTCGTTAACGGGACGTTCTTTTCAATCTTGATAGACATATCTATTTCTCCGAAGCTAAAATTAACCGGTTAAGCTGCCGCTGAACTATCTGTCTGACGCGCTCCCGGGTGAGATTGAACTGCTTACCGATAGCGACCTGAGTCATGCGCTCTTCGTGCCACAGTCTAAATATTTCTTTATTTCTATCTATTTTCTCTTCCATCAGAAGGGTGCCTCATTTGATCCACCAAAGTTAGGTGTCTTTAGCTCAACGTCTACTTTGTCGAAAGCAGGTACAGACCAGACCCTCACAGGGCGACCTTTTATCTTTAATACCTTTGACTCTCCGTGAATATCTCGCAGACGCTGGGCGATCTTATGAGACTTATAATCAAACCACTTGTTCTTCTTTAAGAACCCCTCGAAGTCTCGAAGCCTAAAGTAGGTGAGGCCTTCTTCCTCGTCGGTCCATGGGCGGCGTAACAGTATCTCTTCCTTGTCTTGCGCTTGCTGTAGGAACCGGCAGAACTCTTCCAGATAGTCGTAGAACTGACCGCTGGTGCTGGCATCCTGCGCTACTTCCATAATGGCGGACTCGTTATCCTTCATGTCCGTGAGCAACGTGCTGATACGGCTTTCCCACGAGGCTTTCTGTACTGAGCGTGGCATAAAGTTTAACTGCTCCATACAGGCTTTCTGGAACACGGGCTGGCTTAACAGACCCTCAGTATCTAGCTCCAGAGGCTCTCCATTTACGTCCATAAACCATACTGGGGGAGTCGAGTCGTACTTACGCAGGTTAGCTATGGATGCCCCTTGGATAGCGGCACCGACACCATACTTTCTAGTGCGGCATAGCTCTTTGTTGCAGTGTGCGTTAACAGGGGCATCTGAACACTTGTAGGCGTAATCCTTTCGACCACACTGCTTCGCTACTGCATTAACCTCGTTTAACGGAAGCGGGGGCTCTAGGTACTGCATGTTGTATGACAGTATCTCTGACTCCCAAGAGTCTGGGTACGCCTTACGTAAGTAGACCCCAAGGTTAAACAGGCCGTTGTTACGCCCACCCTCGCTGATCTTGTTCGAGCAGAGTATTTGCAAGCAGGGTGGCCCGTCTATCAGTAGTGAGGATTTCTTGGTTTCTACTACCTGTAGAGCGACCACCTGCTCCAATGTCTGAGCATATTTCTTGTGCATCTCAAAGAATTCTTCGATGGTAGCTGACGTACCATCGTCTTTAATTGCGTACCGTAGGCCGTCTTCTGCGTCAAAGTAAGGCAGGTTCAAGAAATTACCTACATCACCACGGTCTAGGTGAAGCTTGATCTGCTTTGGGAATATCTCTGAATCGCCGTAGCCTAATGCGGCAGACATACACTGCAACGCTTTCTGCATGTCTTTAGCGGTGACCCAGTCGTTTGTAAATAAGAAACAGTGCGCGCCGCCAGATTTTGATCGACACACTACTAAGGGCAAGTCTAGCTTGCGTATCTTTGAAACCAACAAGGTGTGGTCCAAAGGGTACTGATCAACGTCGATACAACCCCACTTGCAGTTGTTGTCCTCGTTAATCGGAATGATGCCAATTCCATGGCGACCACCTAAGTGGTTTTCCCACAGCAGCATGGTCCGTGGTTCGCGTACAACGCCCGCCTTACCTTGAGCCTTACCGTTAGCGGCTTGCTTTTCTATACGAAAGGTACCGTATGCTTCCTGTAGCCCATCAAAGATGGACATAAATTGCTCAATTACCATGTGATTCTCCGATTAGATAAAAAAGGGCGGCATGTGCCGCCCCAAGATACAAGCATCCCTAGAACGGAATATCGGAGTTTGTCTCTGCACGTTCATCGGAGTGTTTAACGACCACATCACCTGCGGTAATCGACTCAGCAAACGATTTGCACTGAGTGTAAGTTCCTACGCTATCTACCTGCTTAACGCGGCTCATCTCCCAACCATGCCAAGAACCCTTGGAGTTCTCTTCCTTAATGGTTTTGATGTGATACACGTGGCTATAACGTGGCGGTGTAAATGGACCATTTGCCCCCTGCATCTGTACCGACTGCATCATGCTGTTCCACTTACGAGACTTCTTCAACTGCGTAGACTTCATTGCGATCAGAGCAGTTTCGGCAGAGCCGTCTTCGTTCTGTACAACCACAAAGTGCTGATGCGTTTCTTCGATGTAGCTACCAGTCCCGCCAACTACGTACTCTTTGTTATCGTCAGGAGAACGCTCAGTCTTAGGACGCTCTTGGTTAGGCTCAAAGATGTTAATAGGTGCGCCACTGCCCTCACCGCGTGGTGACCACTCAATGAATCGACGCTGGTAAGCACATGGAATAACATTGATGCCATCAGAGCCTTTGTATAGCTGGCCCGTCACAGTGTTGTATATGTCCCCTTTACGGGCTTTATCGTTCTCATCCAGTACAGGATCGTTACCAGAGAGTACCTTGAGAAACGGTAGTGCCAAATCTTCTTGGCCCATGTTCTCCATACCTTTACCGGCATCTTCCTCGAACATGGATGATACTGTTACTGCTACTGCTTTTTCTTCTTTTACTACAGGTGCCTTACTCATTTTATTTCCCCTTCTTGATAGTTGCACGTTGACCGACCCAAGCTCCAAAAAGCTCCATCGGGAATTCATCACCATTTTCTACACGCTCTTTAACAAAGGCGCGTAATGTCTGCGAATGCACTTCTGTCTTCTGCTCGGCATAAAAGCCTTCCTTCTCAGCAAAAGCAGAGAACGCACCTGCCTTATCGTCCTCACCGCGTCCGAAAGAACAGGACACTGTGTTTTTGATAATATCGTCATAGCCGTGGTCGCGAAGCCAGTTAAAGGCATCATGTCGATCCGATACTCGGATAGAAGCACCATAAGTTGACTTGACTTGTACCTGAGAACCATCGTCTAATGCAAAAGCTGATATGCCCAACTCACTTAACATGGACGGCATCTCTTCATCGGTTAGCTTTAGAAGCTGGTCTTTCTCGGTTTTAAGTTGTTTTTCGATTTGTGCAATCGTGCCTTCTTTCGCCCGGATTGCTCTTGCTAGGTCGGCCACAGAACTAAGGCCTGCTTGATCTACCTTTTCAACACTAGAAGAGTTCTTGCTGTCATGCTCCTCTTCCATCATGCCAAGTAGCTTGTTTAAATCACTCATACATCTTTCCTTTCGTTGTTAAAGGCACCTTTTGGGCCTTGACAATCACCTATATTATCTTATAATAATTAAAA